CAGTAAAGACTGGTCAGCCAAATCGTTTGACGAACTATTGGGTGGCTTGGGAGTAGATGACTTCGTAAATCTATTTGAACTTGGTGAAATCTACTCAGACGAAGCGTTAAAGAACGACACAGAGGATAACTCGTGGGAAATGCTTGTTGAACTCACTGGTTGCGATGAGAAAAAAATTGCGCTAGGTCAGGGGGTAAATACCACGCTCTTGGGTATCTATTGGACAATCGGCGCACGAATCCAAGAGGATAGGTGGCTACGGTCATTAGACGCAGAGAAACGACAGCAATTAGATGAGTGGGTTGCGACACTAACGAATGCTCAAGAAGTGTTGCGTTCGTTGCCCAAAGAGGAAAAAGAAAAGTTCATAAAAGGAATTACTGAACGATAAACATCAACACCGTCATTCCAGATGACGGGGCCGCAGGCCATCACAGTTCCTTTCCGCCACCGTGAACCCTTGCGCAAACACTTAACTGGCCATGGGCCCCGCGTTTTATTTTTATTTTAATTTTGTAATTTTTTATCGGGGCCGAAAATGTCGTCTACCCACAAGTTATCCACAGAGTTGGAGTTATGGCTTATTACGGGTAATATTGAAATATGACTAATTCACAAGCAATTGCGGTCTCTGACCGTTATAGAAGCGAGTGTGGCGATATGGTCACGCTCAATCACAATGGCACTGACGAGATAACCCTGTACCAGTGCGACAACTGCAAAGAATGGTACTACGCAGGCGACACCTATGTCACGGGTCGTAGCGTTGAATACTGCTATAACGAGCCTTGCCGTTCGTTGCAAGAGCCGAGTGGGGATTGACTCTTATTACGGGTAGTATTTAAGTATCGGCAAACCAAACACAAAGTCCCCCAGCCGATTGGGGGCAAAGGAAACTATGAAATACGAAATTAGATTTATTGCCGACTTTATGGTGTTAAGCACTACTGTAGACACCGAGAAAGACGAAGACGGTGCTATTGAGGTCGCAAGTTGGGTCATTAAGGATAACTACGGCATAGACACCAAAGACCTTAAGTGGAATGCGATAGATGTCGTAGTTTTAGAAGTTGCGTAATGGATAACCAAGAAATGCCCGAATGGGTTGAAACTGTAATTCAGACAACATTAAAAGCAAAACGAGCCTTGTGCGACTTCGCAAACGGCCCCGCCGATGGAATGCCTATACTGATTTGGCGAACTGATGAGCAAACGCATATCGTACCGCTTCCAACCCCAAATGACGACTTCACAATGGCTGACATAATAACTAATATCTACAAAGAAGTATGGGCAGAACTAGGGACACCGCTTCGCGGGGCTCTAGTTTCTGAAGCTTATGTAAAAACCTACAGAGAAGGTGAAATACCTAAGTTCACTAAGGGAGAGGCTAAAAAAGAACTAGGGATTAACCCTGATGTGAGCGAATGTATCACGATAATGTCTTTCAGTAAAGAAGGGCTTATCAAACACAGCGTAGTGCCTTACAGATACGACGACTCGGGGCTCCCGCAGTTTGACGAGATAGTCCACGCTGACGACATTGGTGGTTCAGTGGCTGAAGCAACTCATAATTTCTTGGACTTTATAAATGCGAAATAAATTAAAACTTGTTGCGCCCGTATCTGAGTGGCAGAAGTGGCCCCGAGGTTACGTTCCAACTGACGAGCAACTTGAACAAATGACAGAAGATGAGTATGATGCGTGGGCGAACTGGGAATACAAAGATTTGTCACGTGCCGAATACTTTAATCACGGACACCCGTCTTCGGGTCTCCGCTCACTGTAAGTTGTTATTATTTGTTATTACGGATAAAGTAAAAATATGGAAAAAACATATATCGTCATAGCCAATGACCCCAAAGATGTAACAGACGTTGCGTTCACCGAGGGACACTACTCATATAAAGAGTGGGCAATCTTTAAAGGAGACAACGCTTTACACGATGCAGAACGAGAAGCACGTACGTTGCGTGAATACTTCCAAGAAGTACAAGTGCGTAAACTCGGGAAGGCTGGAGATGTCTAAAAATTACAAAACCTTTATTGACGAGGTTCTAAATGCTTCCAAAAATTGTGAAGGTTCGGGACTCCCGAGCACCGTTGAGTCGGTGATAAGTTCTTATCAAGATTATTTCAGCACAGCAAGAGTACCTGTGGTCGTTGCTAAATGGGTAGAAAACTTATATGAACTCCTAGACAACTGCGATGGTTCAGGACTTGAACAAGAACTTACATCACTCAAGTCTCCTCTGTAAGTAATCCCTTTCCGCCACCGTAAGAACTTGCGCATACGCGCGCCCGCGTGCGGCGGGGCCCCCGACTTAAAAACTCCTAAAAAAATTATCTGAGACAATTTCTTATTTTTGTCTCACAGAGTTATCCACAGGTTATCCACAGATTGTCATTAGGTCTTATTACGGGTAGAGTGTAACTATCAGCAAACCAAACAAAAAGTCCCCCGTGCTGGTCGGGGGCAGGAGTACCACGATGGACACTTTAGAGAAGGTCTTCCGAGACGAGTATATGGGCGTTGGCTACATCGCAGGCGATGCGCTTAAAGCCCTATGGACTGATTACCGAGACACAAATGCCTTTGAGCAGTATTGTGCCGAGACGAGTGTATCGGCTAAAGACTTGTTCTTGGTCGTCACGAAACTCGCATCAGAGTTGGCATACGAACTTATGTCAGAGCCAGCCAATATTGAAGGAGTTGAGAAGTTCCACTAACGCACGGCTTGTCTTGCCCAGCCCCCGCTGGGCGGGGCCGTTCGTAAAGGCAAACGAGCAAAATTTATGGAAAACGAAAACGAAACACAGTCAGACGACCACGACATCGATGGGTATCAGATACCTATGGGTTGGGCGTGGGTGAGCCCCGAAATTACTTATTACGAGGAGAGTTAATAGTCCCAAAAGATTCACTGATGGACTTTGGGAGTTTCAAGTTAATTGCGTTAAGACGATTGTCAATTAAATCGTTCTTTACTTCTTTGTTTCTCGCTTCTTTGTCAGCTTTGATGCGGGACTGAAGTTCCGCGATTTTCTGGGCGACCTCATCAAACTTGGCTTCCAAATTTTCAAGTCTAATTTCTAGTTCAGTTTTTTCATTGTTTTCCATATACATAGATTATCACCTATGTTGTTAATGCGCACTGTTACGGATATAGTTTAATTATGGATATCACTACTGCCGAACAAGTTATTTGTTCTGCTTGCGGTGAGGGAGCCCCGTCTACCTACCAATCTGGTTTGCCTGATAGTGGATGGTCGCTCCCATTCCAAAGTTTTGGATATTACGGAGGGTTCTCCGACGACCTAGAAGCCGAGTTTGGGATTACGGTGTTTCAACGCTGGGTGCTTTGTCATGATTGTGTTATGAAATTCCTTTATGTCTTCCCAGCCTTAGCGAAGTCCATTCAAGCGGGGCAACACCCGTGCGAAAACGACACCCCTTGTTGCCAGTTTGCGTGGAGAACACATCCTGAGACTGGCGTAATTCAGATTGCTCAATTAGGGCAATGGGTTGATAAACCTAACTCAAACTAGTTCTTAGGACAACAGCCCAATTGACGAGGCAGTTGTTGGATGAACCTAGAATTCGCAGTGCTTGAAAGTATAACTTGAGGTATAACTTCGTCTGATGGCTCGGGAGCCCCGACTTCGTCTTCTTGCTCAGGTTTCATTATCTAACTATACACCCACTACGTTGTAGTTGAATCTTATTGCGGATAAACTGTAATTATCTCTCGTAGAAAATGTCAGTCTCGCACATGGAATAATAACCCGTGTAAACGCAGAGCAATACTGCTGAGCCCTTATTGTTCAGTTCACATACAACCTCACAAAAGAAATACAGTTCCTTTCCGCCACCGTAAGAACTTGCTGTAAAATCTTGCCGCTGAGCGGCCCCGCGCGATGGTTTTGATTTTGATTTTTAGATTAGAAGTCTCGGGGCTCTGACACATATTCTGGTTAAGTTATCCACAGGGTGTCATTGTGTCTTATTACGGGTAATATGGAAGTATCAACGAGAAAGGAGATATCGTGATTGAGTCATACTGGCACTGCGAGAATGGCTGTCTGGACTATATAGAAGTCAGAAGCCTTGCCCGCCACGCAAGCCTGCTTGCAGGTGAGACGTGCCTATTCTGTGGTGAGACACTCACAGAGCAAGAGATGCAGGGGGTATAACCCCCTGCGTTTTGCATTGTGCCCTATTACGGGTAGAGTAGAAGTATCAGAGAAAGGAGACACCTGATGACACCAGATGAAGCCATTGAGAGCGGTCGCTATGACGCTTGGCTGTGTTGCAAATCGTGCGGGGAGTACTTCCCGAAACACGACGCGCGCATCTGCGCCAACCCTGACTCGCAAGAGTAGGGCGACAAGCCCGTACAGAGCCCCCAGATGAGTGGGGGCGCACTGTGTATTTATCAAACCATAAACCAACAACTGTTTTTATACTAAAAGTCGGGACTATAATCGCTATGTGTCTCGCCTCTATCTTGACAATAATCACCTCGTATTAGACTTCCCTTACGACTCTAATCAGGTAGCGGAAATCAAACGAATTAACGGCGCAAAATGGGACAAAGTTAGCCGTGTCTGGCGTGCGCCAATGGACAGCGTGACAGAGGTTCGGGGCTTCGCTCAGAAACACTTATTTGAAATAGATAACGATGTATTGACGTTCACTATTCCCAAGAGGAGTGGCGCAGAACATTCAGGCGTGTTTATCAAAGATGGGGTTATCTACCTGTCTTTCACCTACGACCCCGTTATGGTGCGTTCAGTCAAGCAAATCCCGTCAATTACTTGGGATAGCAAGACCCGTGCGTGGCGAGCCCCGTTGACGGCCATCAACGAAGCAATGCGGTGGGGAGAAACATTCAATATGCCCATATCGGCAGACCTCAAAGTAGAGGCAACTCGGATTAACAGCCAATTATCTGAGTTGAAAGAGGCTTCTCGAGCAGTCAGTGACGACATCATTCTGGAAGACGCGGGGCTCAACGATGCGTTATTGCCATATCAAAAAGCAGGAGTTGTTTATGCCTCTAAAGCAAAGCGCACTTTTATCGCAGATGAAATGGGATTAGGGAAAACACTGCAAGCGATTGCGACATTGGAACATCTAAAAGATATTAGTTACCCAGCAGTTGTTGTTTGTCCACCCAATTTGGTTCTTAACTGGAAAGCCGAGTATAACAAATGGCTACCGAAAAGACAAGTGCAAATCATTAAGGGTGGGAAAGGGGAGAAAAATCCATTCCCGCAGCGCGGGACCTACGACGTTCTGGTGATTGGTTACTCAAACATAACTTTTTGGGAAAATGAATTAAAAAACCACAACTCATACGTATTGGATGAAAGTCATTATTGCAAGACGCTAACCGCCAAGCGTTCTAAGTCAGCAAAAAAGATTATCCATTCAGCCCCGAGCGGCGCGCCCGTGCTTCTTTTAACTGGAACGCCAGTAACCAACAGACCAGCAGAATATGTTGCGCAATTAGACATTCTTGGAAAAATAAAAGACTTTGGTGGTACTTGGGGGTTTTATCGTAGATACTGCGCGGCGTTCCAAGACAGGTATGGTCAGTGGCATTTGGAAGGTTCATCTAACTTAGAGGAGTTAAATGAAAAACTTCGCAGTGTGTGTTATATCAGACGTACAAAAGACCAAGTATTACACGATTTACCTCCAGTCTTCCACCAGCGTTTGATTCTGGGCGGCGCAGCGGGGCCAATGGCCGAATACAAGAAAGCAGAAGCCGACATAGTTGAGTTCTTGGTAGAACGAGCAAAACAGATAGCCATAGAGCTGGGACAGTCACCACACTCCGCGGGTGTACGCGCGCGCATGAAGGCAGAGTCAGCACAAAATTTAATTAAGTTGTCAGTTCTTAGACGATTGGCTGCGCATGCAAAGATGGAATCAATTGTTGAGTGGGTTGAGTCCCGAACTTCAGGGGGAGCAAAAGTAGTTGTCGCGGCACACCATAGAGATGTTGTTGATATTTTAGCCAATCGTTTTGGTGGACTAAAAATACAAGGCGGGATGACGGTAGATGAGGTCGAGGCTGTAAAGAAAAAATTCCAAGAGGACTCTTCCGCCACCGTAATCGTTTTAAGTATTCAGGCTGCAAAAACAGGGCACACTCTTACAGCTGCTCAAGATATCTTGTTTGTGGAACTGCCATGGACTCCTGCTGATATTGACCAGACTTACTCTCGTTTGCATCGCATGGGGCAGCGGGGCTCAGTAACTGCGACCTATGCGTTGTGCGCTGACACGATTGATGAAGAAATATATTCACTTATCTCGTCAAAACGCTCAGTCGTCAACTCTGCCGTTGATGGTGGTAGCCCCGAAAACGAACTAGAACTGGGCGCTCAGTTGGTGTTGGGGTTGTATTCCAAGCAGTTGTGATTGGTTGTTATTACGGGTAGTGTAATAAGTACCAAAGGAGAAATGAAATGGGAAAAGTAACACAAGCAGAATTTGATTCACTTAAGAATCACTACAACGAAGTGCGCTTAGTCGCTGACTCGCTTAGGAACGAAATAAAAGAATTGAATCACACAATAGCCGAGTTGCGAATCAAACTAGAACTCGCAAATTACATAGCATCTTAAACAGACCCCAAATCGGGGTTGTTATTACCCCTTATAACCGTTAGGATTAAATTTATGGACATACAACTAGGAATAGAACCAAATATTGTTTTTGCAATTATTGGAGCGTTGCTTTTTTGGCACACGACCAATTTGTTTGCTAAACAACGAAGGAATAAACAGTTAAACGACTTCTCAATGGAAGCAAATAGAGAACCTGCCCCGTTGGAGTGGTTTAAGTAGATTCCAAGGTTTCAACCCCCAATTCGGCGTCTCCAAACCGAGTTGGGGGTTGTTGCATATACCTGTATATTGCAGGTATGAATATTTACTATAACGATTACTATGTTGCTCCAATTTACGAGTTTGAGACGCTTAAAAAAGCCAAACACATTGTTGAGGCGTTAAAAAAAGACGGATATGAAATATCTGACCCGAAAGAAATGCTTGAGAAAGCAAATACGATTATCGGGGCCTACACAAACAAAGACTACCTAGACGCAATCAAGACTGGCGTTGATAGAAAACTCGCACAAACCAATGGTTTTAATTGGGATTACGGCATCTACGAAATGGTCGCTAACTCAACTGCTGGGGTGCTTCAAGCTATAGATGACGCTATAGGTGGGAACAATGTCTCTTGTTCATTATCAAGCGGGCTACATCACGCAACTCCCCAAAAAGGCAAAGGGTTTTGTACAATCAACTCGCTGGCTCTCGGGGCTATTTACGCGTCTAGATATCACGAGAAGCGTGTAACTATCCTTGATTTAGATGCACATTGCGGTGGTGGAACTTACGAGTTTATTAAAGACCAACGCAAAAAAGGCAATGACAAGATTAGACAAATAGATGTATCCATTGAACCGTTTGATACTTATGAACCAGAAGCCCCGACCGACATCTTGCACGTATTTAATGATTGGCTTACTTTGAACAGCAACGACTATCTGAACGCTTGTGTGAAAGTAATTGACGAAAATATTTCACTTGACAACACTGACATTGTTTTATACAATGCTGGAGTAGATATTTATCCACAACTTTCGGCATTAACAGTCAAAATGCGAGAAATGTATGTTTCTCAATTGCTTAAAGACATTCCAACAGTTGTTGTCATGGCGGGCGGGTATGGCAATATGAGCGAGTTGGTTGAATTACATAAGACAACAATCGAGTTGTTTAGTGGTCGCAATTCACCGCAAAAAACAATTTGGGCGCAACTGGCTAATTAGCAATAAATTGGGTTATCGCCTTGGTTGTGTGAAGAGGGCAAAGTAGTGTCCCAATAGTTTTCAAAGTTCTCAAATACGTTCTTATGTATTCTTGTCGCCAATAGTGATAAAGCGTGCGAGTACAACTGATAATCAGTCTCTTCAAGCCATCGAAAATGAATAATCTGACCCGAACTATTGTGGATTAGATAGTAAATCTTCTGTGATTCATCTCGGTGTATCTTCCAGCCAGCCAATTTCAAAATATCTTTGGCTTGGTCGTTTTGCTCAGTCCCGAATTCGTGTAGGGTTTTGAATTTAAATGAGTCTTCCATTGTTGCTAAACTTTTCATTCAGGGGTTTGATTAACCAGATTGCTGTCTATAAAGCCAAGACTAATTGAACACGCAATGCTTCCGTCAGACTGTTCTTCTCCGACCTTGAGTCCTAAAGTGCCAATGACTAGCGATGCAAAGTCTTCAGCGTCTAATTCGTCTTCCTTGGTGGGTTCTTCCCCTTCAACCATAAGTAATATCATTTTCTTTAGATGCTTATGGACAAGTAGTTGAAGTTCCTCTGGGGTTTTTTTCTTCATGTGTCCATATTAGCCGTAATAATAAGGTTGCGCAACACAGGTGCTTGGTGTAGAGTGTCGTTATCACTTAACTCAGAAAGGTTAATATGTCCACATCAGCGATAACAATTAGTGGGAATGTCACCCAAGAACCAGAATTGACATTTGCAAGCAACGGGGCTGCACGGCTTTCGTTCGGAGTTGCAGTCAATCAAGGATATACAGATGCCCAAGGTGAGAAAGTTGAAAAGACTTCATTCTTTAACGTGACTGCTTGGCGTTATCTTGCAGAGAATACAGCCCGTGTGCTTGAAAAGGGCATTGGTGTCGTTGTGACTGGTCGCCTTGAGCAGCGCACATACGACGACAAAGAAGGCAATAAGCGTTCAGTCGTTGATTTGATTGCCGAAGAGATTGGTATCGCTACCCGTTCTTTGGAAACAGTACAGCGTCGTGTCAAAACAGATAGCCCACAAGGCAATACTGCGGCTAAATCAACCAATAAGGTTGCGGCTTCACCTCGCACACGTCCCGCTGTTGCGGTAGGCGCAGACTCAGACGAACCGTTCTAGGTTTTTGCCCGTTAAGTCAATCCTGAGAGTTTGATACGGGTTAAAAAATTAAGTCCAACAAAAAGTAAATCAATGTGGCAAAAGAAATCACGCACATTGTCAAATAGAAACCCACGGCGATTTTAAATCCTCGTGGGTTTTCTGTTTTTCCTCGACCTTTGTAGTAAGTTTGTTTTACTGGCATAGAGCCACTATATCCCATAATTTAAGGGTATCCGTAATAGGAACAAATGACTACAGAGCACAGAAAAGCACCTCGCAAGACTGTCACCGAAATCCGCCGCAGCGGGGCTTGGGGCAAAGTCAAGTATGAACACGTGCTGGAATGTGGGCACACAGAAATTCGTCCCCGTGCATCAACCGCACCAAAGATTGCTTGTGCGTGGTGTTTGAGGTCAAAAACCAAGGATTTAGAAATCAAAGCGTTAGCCACACCCATCTCGGTTGACGATAATCACGACGAATCGTTCTTAAAAACAGAAACAGAAATTGGTCGGATTAGAGCGCAGATTGCACACGAGTTTAAAGTCCCACTTGAACAAGTTGATGTTGTCGCTACTGACGAAAATGGAATTACAAAAATAAATTTTGTAAAAGTCTTTCTTTCTTCAGCAGATGTGCGTAGAATAACCGCTACTTAGTCCCGAATTTCTGGAGGAAAAATGGCAAGCAAGAAAGAATTTTCCGAAGAACAGATTGAAAAGATAAAAGAGTTACGCGACGAGAATTACAGTTACGAAAACATAGCGTTCATGATGGGTGTTTCTAAAAGCAGAGTAAAAAAATTCTGTGTTGATATTTTGGGCGAAGCACAATCAACCAAAATTAGGGATTATGTCCCAGAAGTAGAACCATGTTCTGTCCCATTACCTAAATTCTCCAACCCAGCGTGTAGGGGGCATAATCCTAAAATGTGGTTTACTATTTTGCCACCCAATGCGTCATCTCTACAGCGCAAAGAAGCCAAAATCAATGGCGATTTGGCTTTGAAAATTTGCTCCAGTTGCGACAATCAACTAGAGTGTCTTGAATATGGGGTGAAAGCAGAACCTTATGGCATCTGGGGCGGGACTAACGAGGCCGAACGAATGTATATTAGAAAAAAATTAAATATTCATTGTGCTCGCGAAGGCGGTTTGGGTCACAGTTTGCGTGGTATTAGTCGTCCAGTAATGCAAATGATGTCTAGAGACCCAGAACGAGTAGAGCATTTGTTCACAAATCCAATAATTACCAGATTCATCGCAGCGAGCAAATAATGCCAAATCAATCTCCTCAACTACAGCGCGTGTTGTCCCGTCTCGAGGGGGTTGTAACTGTCAACGGTGGTTTCCAAGCAAAGTGCCCGTGTCGCGACGACGATGATAACCCATCTTTCTCTGTATCAGAAGGCAAAGACGGCAAGGTTGTTGTTTACTGCCACGCAGGAAGGTGTGATACCGAAAAGGCTTGTCAAAGTATGGGCTTGACTTTGTCTGACCTTTACCCACCCAAACCAAAAGAAGAATTAAAACTTACAGCAACTTACAACTACTACTCAGAAGACGGGACTCTGCTGTTCCAGAAACTTAGATTCGTTGATTCTTCTGGTAAGAAAACATTTAGACAGCGCAAACCTGATGGTCGTAGTGGTTGGGATTACAAACTGGCAGACACCCCTCGTGTACTGTACAACTTGCCAGCAGTAGTTAATGCTGTCAAGCAAGGCAAACCAGTATTCGTAGTAGAAGGAGAAAAAGATGTTGACACACTCACTAAAATGTCAATCGTCGCAACCACAATGCCTAACGGTGCGGGCACTTGGAATGAAATCCATACTTCGGTTCTTGCTGGCGCAACTGTTGACATCATTATTGATAATGACTTACCTGGTCAACAACATGCTGTTGAGGTTTACCAAGCTTTACAGGAAGTTGGTTGTGATGTTCAAGTCTGGAAGTGCGCCAAAGGTAAAGATGTAACTGACCACCTTAATAACGGTGGCACTATTGAGCAGTTGGAAGTATTTGATATCAACTCTGTTGAAGAAGTAACTGAACCAGAGGCCGTAGTCCCGATTCAAACTGCAGAACAAAAAGCAGTTTCTGATGTGATTGCTTTGTTGTCGCGAGACGACTTGTCGGATACTCAAAAATTGCTTAAGGCAGAATTAACCATTGCTAAGTCTCAATCAACGAAACCAATTGATATGGGTCGTCTTGTTGATTGGTCTACTTTTATTCAAGAATCAGATAATGACAGTTATGATTGGGTTATTCCTGGATTGCTCGAGCGTGGCGAACGAGTGATTGTGGTCGCGGCTGAAGGTGTGGGCAAGACAATGCTTGCACGTCAGGTATCAATCTGTGTTGGCGCAGGTGTCCACCCATTTACTTTCCAGCCAATCAAGCCAATGACAACACTTTCAATTGACCTAGAAAACCCTGAACGAATTATTCGTAGAACATCACGTTCAATTTACGGGGCCGCCGCTGCAGTTGGCAAACTCCCACACCATCAGTCTCACTTATTAATTAAACCTCAAGGTTTTGACTTGCTCCGTGCTGACGACAGAGCTGTGTTTGAGGAACATATGGACAAGATAAAGCCCGACATTCTAATTATGGGTCCTTTGTACAAGGCTTTTATAGACCCAGGTGGTAGAACTTCAGAGGCAGTCGCAATTGAGATTGCTAGATATCTTGATGTTATTCGCGACGTATACAAGTGTGCTTTATGGCTAGAACACCACGCACCACTTGGCACTTCAATGACTTCGCGAGAGTTGCGTCCATTTGGTTCGGCTGTGTGGTCCCGCTGGCCAGAGTTTGGCATCGCCTTGCAACCCGACCCAACAGGTTTACCCTATCATTATGATGTGCGACATTTTAGAGGAGCTCGTGACGAAAGGCAGTGGCCAACAATTATTAAACGTGGTAAACGATTCCCGTTTGAAGTTGTTGAATTTGCTACAACATCAATGTGAGCGATAACAACAAGATGATTTCAAAAGAGTTTCTGGCTGAAAGAGACTCGCGCATATTTAAAATGCGTCAAGCAGGTATGTCGGTCGCAGAGATTGGCAGAAGATTTGGCGTATCATCGCGAATAGTTTCAAGCGCAATAAATAGAACGCTAGAGAAACTTAACCGTGAGACACAGATGGCGTACCCTGAAGTGTTGAGAATGGAATTAGAAAGACTTGATGGCTTACAAGCAGCTATTTGGCCCTTAACTCAACATAGGAAAGTAACTCTTGATGATGGCACTGAAGTACAAGTTGAACCAGACCTCAAAGCAATCCAACAGGTGCTTGGAATCATGGATAGAAGGTCAAAACTATTAGGTATGGAGCAAAACAACGTAAATGTCCAGATGGATATTAGTGCCCGTGATACCCAGCCAATCCGTGCAACTTTAGCGGGGCAAGAAGGCATGGGTCCACAGAGGGTTTCTTTTGATGCAGAAACAGAAGCTCGCGAATTGCTGAGGATAATGGGTGTTTCTGGCGTGTTACCACTAGATACTGTCGCCGAACTACTGGGTAAAAAAGGTATTGTGGATGCTGAGGTGATTGAAAATGGAGAAGAAGACAATCAACGACAACTTGAAAGCGGCGATGGACAAGGTAGTTGAGACTATCTCTATGGGAGTTTCTCCAATCGCCAACAAACAAGACGACGGCCCCGCGGGCGCGCAGGTGCTCATACGCACGACCCCTGAAGAAAAAGACAGATGGAAGCGAGCGGCAGAAAAAGAAGGGGTTACATTGTCTCAGTTATTTAGGGAGACGATGAACAAAAGAGCAACAGAAATTCTTGACTGTGCTCACCCGATAGAACATCGCAAGTCTTTCCCGTGGTCTGAGTTTTGTCTTAAATGCGATACTAGATTACGGTAAGTTTCTTTTAAATTGATTTAATTTCATTTTAGGGTTATCGCGAAGGTAATTCTCTAATGCCTTAATCGGGTTTCGTGAAGAGTTTATTCTGTATTCTTGGGCTTCTTGAATCTCTTTACTAAACTTTTGTTCCGCTCTATCTATGAGTAGAGCATAAACCAACCCACGGTATTCTTCGGCTATTTCTAGGTTGGTAAGTGGTGGGTATGAGGCTAATTCGCCGAGTAATTCCCATTTTTGATTTTGATTCATTATCGTTTAGTCTTTTCTTTTTGGCGTTCCTTGATTGTTTTGGACACACGAACATACTTGCGACCAATTTCTTCGCCTAGTTTCTTTTTGTAGGACTTCTTGTTCCACTTCTTTAGAGCCATTTGTTTGCGAGATGGGCGGTTAGTTCTGTAGCCACCACCCGCTTTACGATAGTCATTGGCAAGTAGTTGAGCTTTCCGTGCGCTCCATTGGCCAGGGGCCCCGCCTCTGCTGCTTCTAAGAATCTCCGATTTTAGACGATTACGCAATGTCGGCTTCGTGTATACGCCCTTAATTGCGTACGATTCACCCAATATTTCGTGTTCAAATGAATCGACAGCCAAATCTACCCATAGTGGAGTAGATGAATTTAAAGATTTTACATCTCGAGGCAAATTTGTTTTAATAACATCTGTGAATTCTTTTCTATATTTTGACACTGTACCAGTTGATATATCTAGCCCGCTTGCTATTTCTCTGGTACTAAAGCCAGCAAGTAACATTAAGTTTACTGTTACATAGAGTGGCTTGTCAATTTCAGGACCTCGTCTATTTGGGTTTCGGTCGCTAGGAGGGGTTAATCTTAACAACTGGGCTAATTTTATAAAATCAGCTGTGTAGTCAAGGTTTAGCTTAAAAAAGTCTTTAACGTAGTCACTAAAAGTGCCAGAATTTTCTTTTTCAAGGCGTTTCATATGTTTTTTAATTTTTTTATTGTTATCGATTCTTCTCAAGTCAGCAAGCAACCTGCTGACTTGTCCAGGGCTGACTACGGCTTCGTCCCTGAATTCAAGAAACTTATTTAACCGTAATTCCCGCCGAAGACTTCGTGCTTCATCCAATGAATTTTTTTTAGGGTTGTTTGGCGTTGGGACATTTATCCCTGCTTTTTTCATCATGTTCATTCTGAGGTTTATCCCAGTAGTTGATTTATTTAGTGTTTTCGCTATTTCTTCTACTGACATTCCTGAATCAAGCATTAATAAAATTTCTTGGTCTTCTTCGCCTCCAACCATTCGGTACACCCGCGACTGTAGACCTTGTGAAGATGACCGCAGGCCCCGTAAAAACGACTCGTTAGCAAGGTCTGGTCGGTGTTTAGCCATCAGTTCTTTGGCTTTTCTTTCAGCAACCTCAGCTTCTGGTTTTGGTGTGTTCTTGTGTCGCGCGCGTGCCATCATTGCTTTAATTTTTCTAAGAACGTCAACAGGAATGCCCGTCATAGACACCCGTGGGTTATCTTGGTCTGCGTCATCCCAAGGCTCATTGGAAGGAATGGCTTTGGCATCTTCAGCATCAATCATTAATGACTGAAATTCGTTTTCAAAATCGTAATTGAGGGTGTCGTCATCATCTTCATACTCTGGGAAATCAAGGTCGCCAAGAGCGGGACCACCTGTTTGGGTCAAAACGTCGCGAAGTCTTCTTGAGTAATCTCCTGCGTCAGCAATGTTTACCCCATTGTCCTTATAAACCGAATCTCTTGATAGTAATTTTTCTCGTTTAGCTATTCGTTCTAATTCATTGCGAAGTTTAATGACCAATTTGTTGTTACCATAATCATCACCCAGATGAGATTCAATTTTTCTCAAGATAGCAAGAATCGCTTTCTTTCTTCCTTGAACAGCAATTCTTTCTCGGCTTAGTTGGTTGGCAGTCCCGACATAACTCCCCCATGAGTTGATTGTTGTCTCAAGACGACCCGTGAGATTCTCTAGCTGTCGTTCAAGGTCGGAGATTTCCGTGTCGGTCAAAGCATCAATCTCTGCGTTGTCTAGTTTGAGACGCAATGCGTTGATTTGCTCTGTATATAGATTGTATTCTTCTGCGAGTTTTCTGGCATATGCTTCTATGTTTTCTGGTGAAGCAATAAAAAACAAGGCTGTCAACGGTCTTGAATTACCCTCAACCGCATCTCGGAGTCTCTTATATAAAGTGTTGTATAAGTTTTTATCCGTGCGACTTCTGAGCCCGTAAGGTTTAGCCCCAGCAGTAGAATCTTCTTGCCTTCTTAGCGCGCTCTGTCTTAATTGTCCCTGTCGGACATAATCTCTAACGGCGAGTGCCGCTTGTGTGTCTATTTTTCTTTTTGCTTCTTCTCTTTTCGCGACGGCAATTTGACCACTGCCCTTCCCAAAAAACTGTATCCAATCTGGAGTTGACTCTCCATCTTGAAAAGTCGTATCTTTACCAAGATATGTGGTGATGCCTCTTCTGAGATTGGTAACAAAACTGTGGGATTCAAGTAAGGACATTGGTTCATCAACAACCATTAACGCTGAGCGATTCAAGACGGTCATAACCGAACCTTCGTATGTCCTAGAATCGTTATTGTGTGAACCCGTAACTTTTCTCGTCATCACGTCATACCCGTGTAGTACGCCATAAACTGCTTCGCTTGGATACGCAAACAACCTTTGAACCCGTGTTATGTCTTCCTTATTGCCTTCAGTTTTAGCATCTTCTAGTTCGTAAATTAGATTAAGAATTGATTTAACCGATGGTGACAGGTTCTCGCTATCAAGAGACATTATCTTTGCTCGTCTAGCCCGTTGTGCCTCAACTGACGTTGCTGGGTTGTATAGCCACAAGATGCTTTGGGGGAGATTATCTCCTTGAAAGGTATCTTCTTGCCATTGATGTTGGGTTGTCGCTATTCCGTCTAAGTCTAATAGTTGGAATAACTCGTTTTGAGTTCGCGTGTATTCTTCATAACTCCCCACACGAGAAGACGGCGGGATTAAGGCAAGCGTGGCTGATTTATTGTTGTCATCTAACGCAGAAATAAAATTACCATCTTTATCTAAGGTCGCAAAATGATGCGCCCACGTAAGAGGATGTGCGGTGAAATAATCGCCACCACCGTGTAGGAAACCAGAGTTCATTGTCTCAATAAAGCGGGGCCCTGTCATATACTGACGTGTCGCAACATCAGCATCCATCCCTAAAGACGCTGCTCTAATCCCATTGCCTCTTGCTATAACTGTGTATGGGTAAAATCTATTGTTCCCCTGCCTCCCCACACCCCCGAATGCGCTATCCTTTTTATTTATCAGGGATGCGACGTTTGCTCTTGTTATTAAAATTGGTGGGAGGTTATATCCAGCTGATTCAAATAAAGAATTAATAACATAATCTTGTTGCGACGCTGTGTTGATTCGCCCAGGGTTGCTCTCCCTAAAGGCTTCAGCATCTTTTATTGTTTGTGCCCAAAACGAAGCCTGTTCTTGAGTGATAGGGATTGAATCATCATCATTGTTAATCAAATGATATTTACTAACCATTAAGTTGCCTGAACTTGAGCGCACACCCAAGTTGGCTGATTGCTGTACGAACTTAAGTGGGTCTTTCGGTAGGATATGATACGGCATATAGACAGTAGGCTTATCAGCCAAAGACATTTCTAGGGTGGTGCCAAAACCTCCGCCAGCCCCGATTTCGTACTTGAAGAAGTTTGACAGAAGCGATTTATTCTTGGGCGTAAGGTCAAACAAGTTGGCAAGAGTTACAAAACTCGCAAGTTCTGGGTCGCGTTCGGTTGCTCGTATCCACCAAGCAACCCGTGCCGCTGTGGCGTCGTTTGCGATAATTGTGTCTGGCTTGCCTTTGAGATAATTTTTTAATTCTCTTTGTAGAGGACCAATCGCATCTTTTGCGTAAACACGCAATGGCACAACTTCGTCTTCTGCGTGGACAAATCCAAGCAACTGCCAAACGAATGGACCGTCTGCTGCTGGTTCGAGATGGACCCGACCAAATCCTGCCCTTTGCCACCAAGCATATGAGTGGGTATTGAGCAACCCAGCGATGCCTAAGCCTTTATATTCTTGCTCGGAGATAAATAGTGATGCGTGATGGACTTCTGCTGTTTCACGGCTAGACGGGAACAAAGCATCAGGGCTTGATGGCTTCATTATGATTCGGTTCATTCTGCCAACCCGTATTGGTTCTACTCCTTGATTAAATGGAGCGGCGTAATCAAATATCTGTGCGTTGAACTCAATCGTGTCGCCCGAACTGTGACGACCTATCCGCATTATCGCCTGTCCCTGAACGACTATATGACTTTTCTCAATTGGTAATTTAACTTTATTTAGATACGCACGTTCTGTCGCCTCTAGAGCGTCAGCCATTGTTTGTAGGGCATCTTTTTCTTCTGGTGTCAAATTCAATTCAAGGCTTCTGTCAGTACCATCCCATTCAGGGTCAGACCTAGTGTAGGTGTATTTAGAAGTTTCAATAAGTTTTCTAATTCCGTCTGCGTCAAGACTACTGACTATGGAATATTTGTTCCCCGCTGCTTTATTGGCGAAATCAATTTTCTTATTAACACTGAGGATTAATCTGCCAACTTCTGGTGTGGTCCACCTCTTCAACACTTCCGCATCTTGAACGTAAGGTTTCTCAATAGAGTATCTTTCCGTCATAAATGCTTGGTGCTTGGCTAGACGGGCATCTATTTTCTGTTGGACAAAACGCTCAACGGTGTTTTTAATTCTAGTAAGCAAAGTATCGTCTGGCATTTCTTCTTGTATGAGAGTGTCAAGCGCTTCGTTGGTGTCTAAATCAACGTCGTATTCACTTGTTGTAAGGTCTGCTCGTTCATCCCTGTCTGCGACTATTGCTTGAGCCTCTGCGTCTGTGTAGCGTCTACTAGCGAGGCCCCGACTTCGCATTGTCTGTGGGACATCATCACCGACGACAGCACGCATAGCGTCGTGTCTTGGGTCAAAGGTTTCTACGTGGTCTAACTCGGCTATTGCTCTGTCTTTGTCTCTCGTGAGCCGTGATACACGGAATGTACCTTGTGTTAGGTAATCTTCTCCAAGCGAGAGCGCCCGTGCGTCTTTGTTAATCTTGAGAACAATTGGTGCTTCGTCGTCAAAGTCTTCAGTAAAACTCGTTATAGGTAGAGGCAACTCATCGCCTTCACTGAAAGAGTTCAAAAAAGTGTTTAAGTCTGTATCTAGAACACGATAAAGAGGCTTATCTGTCTTGGGGCTGTCTTGAATACCTACAAATATGTCGTTAGCATCTTTGACTGCTTTTTCTATAGCACGACGCTCGCTGTATGGTAGTTGAGCAATATCCCCCGTGATGAGTGCGCGATAAATATCCATATCTTCGTCGTTCTCATTGCCCGTTAGTGGCATATCGTTTAAGGGGAAACCTAGTTGGACACGAGATATATTTCTTACGATATTGCCGTGAGTATCATCACCTAAAAAGCGACTACCTGCGACAACGGCGTCTCTTAGTGTTTGGTTATCACCGACTAAATATAAAGATTGTCGGTCTTGGTCGTAAAACCTATGATTACCGATACTGAATAAACCTTGTCTGGCTCTGCCGTGAGAGACGGTAATTGGATTGTTTTTATCGTGTAGACGGTTGTTGCTTCTTACCCCAACATTTGGTCTATTGCGTGGCAACAACGGCAACAAAGGTCTGCCGTCTGGCATTAGTTGTTGAGAGGGTAGTTGTAGTTTTATTGAATTATGCCCCTTGCTTGGTCGTGTCGGCAGTCCAAGCAGGTCGGAAAAGTATTGAACCGTAAAATCATTGACCAATCCTTCATTGTCTGGTCGCATTAGGGCTGAGAACGCTTCAGCAAACAATTCGTCATCATTTTCTTCGGCGTATATGCTGTCTGCGTATATACGGTCTTTCGTCTTTGCTTCGCTGCGGCGCCCCGCTCCGATGGATGTGTTTAACGAGTGCCCCCAGAATTGTCTAATTTCAGGTAGAGATAACGGATGACTGTCTTCATCCCCCTTAGGGTAAAGAAAACGATTGCGAATGGTGGTTGATTTACGGTCGTCACTAGTGCTTGGGGACTTAGCGTGGTATTTATCTTCAAGGCGCAATAGTTCTTTAATGTAATGACCATATTCGTGAGCAAAAGTACCTTCGTTGGTTGGGTTAATTATCGCCCGTGTGAGTATTTTTCTGCCATCTCTAGTTTGTAAAATATCAAATTCGTTTTGTTCTCTACCACTAAGCGATTTAAGTGTTTGAAATGCGTCTGCGTCAATAAAAATAGTGTTTAAGTGATTGACATAGTAAGCGGCATATCGTGGGTCTTTGTTTTTATTGACCACCACTTTAGGGATACCAAATTTTTTGACAATCTCAAGCATCAAAGGATTTTTTAATCCGTTTTCTACAAATTCTCTTGCTATTGCTTGTGCCTCTGGGGAGAAATCTGGCTCTAGTGGTGTGTCATCAGGGCTTTTTTTTATGCTCAAGTTCTGTAATGCTAGTTCCGCCATTTTTTTGGCTAATTCTGATTCAATTAAGTGATACATATAGCCATTTGTGTCGTTTGGTGTATCCCACTGTTCTGGTGTACCAGCACGAAAATCAGAAAAACTAATAAAAAGTTCGTCTCTGTTTTTAGCAACGGCATAATTCACTATGTCGCTTAATGAACTATGCGATAGGTGGTCAGGATAGCCAGCAGGTCTATTACCTTTTCGGCGTAAAGAAAGTATCGGGTTGTTTCTGTTTCTACCTAACGATATGAGTGGGCGCTTCTTTGGTGAGCCTGTAGTCAAAGGTATTCGTGGTCGTGGTATTGAGCGTGGGTCAGAACTAGCAGGTGGCTTAGCAGTAGGTAGGGCAGGTCGCTCAAAAGGGGTAGCGTCTTGGACTAGACCATCATCGTCGCCATCAAAAGCATTGGGGTCAAATCTGACATTGGCATTTATGCCACCCGTGCGACCTATGGAGTTCTTGAGTTTATTGCCTAAGCGTCGCATAGCACGGTTGCCTGCTTTAGTGTCAAACTCAAATGTCGTCATTTAGGCTTCTATCTACTGCTAGGGCTACGCCACGATTAGGAAGGTCAGTAAAGATTATGGCATATATTCCTACATATTTATATACACATCAGATAGGTATATGGGCTAAGCATATGCGACCACACAAGTGGCATACGGATAGGGGGGTTTACCCGTATGCTCACCCGTGTGGTCTGCGAAATTTTATCTACTTAGCGTCAGTCTAAGATAAGTTCAAGCCAAGCGTTCATCACTTGTGTTGCTTGCTCATCTGTACCGCAACCGATAGACACGATAATGCTGTCTGAACTATCGCCTGTCGGGCTAGATAGCCACACATCTACGGTACTTCCATTACGGACCACTGCTTGTGGTAGTCCTTTTGTCTTTGTAATCTCTTTGAGTTGCCTAATCATTGTGTTGGTTTCTTTCTGTGTTGTTGTTTTGGTTTCACTTACTTACTTACTTACTTACTTTTTGCTTACTATCCTTATCGCTTTCTTATTCGTTATGCCTTATACAAACAACCTACACGATATTTTTTAGTTTGTCAAGTCATTAACTAAAATTATTTATTTTCACGCACCCGCACTCCCGTGCGCGCGAACAGGTGTTTGTTTGGATAATGAAGGGTGAGCGTCAGGTCTTCACTATCCATAACTTGATATTACTCACATACAAACAAGCGTTTGCTTGTGGATAACTGTACGACCAACCTTGTGGATAACTTTTGAGAGGTAGTCGTGAGGTATGAAAAGAGCCCCGAACTTTTTGGAAATGCGTATGTGTGTGTGGGGGCGCGCACGACAATATATGAAGCCGACGAAACCTTAAATAGATTTATCCAATGTCTTTTGGTTCGTGTGGTAAGCCCTTATTTCTTCTTCCACAAAATACTCCATCTGACTGATAATCGCACCAGACGGTGAATTCATTGTATGGCTCTTGATGAATAGGCCATCCACAATGTTTGCATATAGGTTTTTTGTTTGACTCATTTTCGTTTGCTGTATTTGATGCACCATAGCTCATTTAATATCACTTATCCGTTCAATTTTCTGTTTGATTTATCTAAAGTTATTTATCTTCGTCTTCGAACAAAGCAGCAAGCGTAATGGGACCCAATAAAAACAGTAAGCAAATGATGAACACCATGATGACCTCGCACAAATCCAAGGGGGCAAGGTTTTTAGTTTACTATTAATATATATAAAGGATTAGCACTTTAGATAAATTTAGTAGAAATTACATGACCAGAAATTTCGTTTGATGGCGGTAATTGTTTTCTAACCATAACTCTTCTCACCCATCTGTCGGTGCCGTCATATCTTGGTTTAAAGTGTCTTCGACCATGCACTATATATTCGTTATTCAACACTAGTAAGTCCCCTGTTTTAAGTGTTACTTCCTTAATGGATTTCTCAACTGCTTTTTGAAACGTAATGAGTGCATTGCGCGCGATTTCATTCGTACCCACCATAAGTGCTTTGTCGTAAGTCATGGTCCAAAAAGTTATTGGGGAAATCCGAGCCTGCCTGATAGTTTCTGAAATTGAGTATTTTTTCAAAATTGGCAACATGAATTCGACATCATTTTCGCCGTTCATGCGAAAACTTAAATCAAGCGATGTTTTGAAAAGGCGCTGCTGTAGTACATCTAGGGTTTCTTCATCAAGCTGGGCGACAATGTCGAGCACATGGGCGTAGGTCGTGACAGCTGCGGGGTCGCCTCTTAAGCAGAACAATAAAACGTAGTCAGGCTTGTATGGGTGGAAGGCAGTTTCGGTGTGTAAATCTAAATCAATAATTGATGAAGTGCTGATTTGTTTATTTTCAGTATTTTTGATTGGCAATATGTTTTGAATTAACCGCCCATTGCTTTCTTGGGCATAAGAAATTGGAAAACCATATTGTTCGGCGATTTCTATAAGTTGAGCCGTGGACGAATCAAGATATGGCGAATCGTAGTCAGCCCTGTTTGGAGTTGGTGGGACTTCTCCGACTCTTAGATTGTTGTAGACCTTGATTGCCATAGAAGGCAATATTAGACGGCTGTTAGCTCTTTCATCGGAAAGGCTTTGGTGCTAGGGATACTCCAGGAATTGCCAAATCGTTCGCCGTGCTCCATAATGTGATGCCCTGTTGCCCAGCAGATTGCCCTATAGGGCTTACCTAACCAACCGTCGCTGGCTTGGCGTCGTGTTTTGTGACTAAGCCCATCAATAAGAAGTACGTAAGTCGCGTCTTTGTCGTCCCAATCAGACAGCCGTAGCTTTTGATTACCAAAAGAATACCTGACTTCATATCCAGGCACATCTTCCATTGACTTAAATCGATTGACATGAGGGACGAAATCTTGTAAACCAAGCATGCGCGCGAAGGCTAGTTCTGCCCCCGCACAAACAGAGTGTTGCCAGACTTCCCATACGTCGCCTTCTGAATAGTTTCTGTTTCTTTCTGGCTGTCCCATCATGGGGAGTTGTCTTTCGTATCCGATTTTTGCACATATTGCTTCTTCTGCTGGCGTTAGTGCATGGGAAAAAAATTGCGGTATTAATTTCATTGTTCGGTTTGCTCTATTTCTTGGATGTTTATGTGGCCGTAAGTTACTGGCATTAAATTGTTATCGGAATTATTAAATAAACAAGGCTCTGATTGCTGTATAAATTTAACCAAATCAAGAATCTGGACATTGGTGGCCGATTTATTTTTTTTCATCTAAAGCCACCTCCTGTGCTTCAAGTCCCCATCGCTTATACATGCTTGCAATTTCTTTTCTAGTTTGGGCTTTTGGGGTGTTTTTTTGGCGCTCTTGGGCGGCAATTTTATATTCTTCAACTTCTTTATCTACACATTCCCAACCGCAAGCAGCGTAACCAATTGCATCTTTCCAATGGTCTTTGTTGTCTGCTGTCCATGTCAGTCGTGCAGTCTTGAGCAACATCATCATGGCGGCAACATCGTGGGCTTCAATCATTATTTTGCCGCGGCGAAAAACAATTCTTTCTATGTATGTCTGCCAAAAAGCCGCAGTTGTTGTGAAGTCGTCGTATGGTTCGCCGTAATCAACGTTTCGTTCGCCGTCAATAATCTCGGCTGTTTCAATTAATATTTTTCCTCTTACATGGGTTTCTTTTTTTGAGTTATCTGATTTTTTTTGCATAACCAGACATTACCTCAAGTAAATGCGACTTACAACGCGCGTCGGGCAGGGATTGAACCTACAACCTACAGATTAGAAGTCTGTTGCTCTATCCAATTGAGCTACCGACGCAATTTTTATCACTTAATTGCTTCGGACCACTCAGCGTCAGATGGCGGTAGGCCAACGACCGAATATTTGCCGTAATGTAGTGTGCTTGCTGCATATTCTGGATTCAATGTTTTAAACCAACCACCAATTGAGCGCATCAAAACTCCAGATTTTCCCGTTGCTTCACAGGTTTGAGCCGCTTTTACTTCGTATTTAGATATGACTTTATACATCTTGTTTCTTTGTTTTTTTGTGGTGTCGTTAGACGGGGTCATGTAATAGCGCAATCCACCAAACTTTTCCTTAATTTGTAAAATTTGATAATTCGGGTCAATTGCAGTCAATTCCTTGTCGCAGTCGACCACGATTTGATACCAGCCCTCGTCAACGTTGATGTACTTACCAAAAGTTGAAGGTATTTTCGTTTTAAGTGCTTCTATTTTAAGTTGTAGTTCGTTCATAGTTTTACTGGTTCCCTACATCATCGTAATCAGTATTTCGTAGGAGGTCAAGTACATCTGGCGCTTTGACGAGAAATCCTTTTGCTGGGTTATCAGGACCACCAAGGCTGGTTTTGGTGTTTTTGTTGTATTTTTCAGGGTTGGCCCGCAAGAATCTTTTAAGCCTGGATGTTGAAACAACCACAAATCCGCCTTCTGGCGAGAATATATAAACCCACCATTTGGCGGTAGTTATATTTATGCCACTTTTAACCCATATTTGGCTTCCCTGTTCATCCCTGATTCCCTTGGGGTTTTGGTCTGTTTCTACGACCATTGTCCCATTTCGATATCGGTCGTTTTTGACCTCAACAGAGCCACCAGATAATGCTTCCATGAAACCATCAACAAGCATTTCGCCGTCTTGACCGTAAGCCAAGTCTTTTTTAAAATCAAATTTTCGACCAGGAATGTCAAATTGTGCGCTCACAGGAACATCTTATACGGACGCCTTATGGTTTCTTTTTAGGACACCTTGTTTTATCCCAAGTGCACGGGTCCCATGGACCCCAGCCTGAGTATTGGTAAAGCAAATAGCCTGCCTTGAGGTTTATTAATGGGTCTAATAGTGGTTCCTGGGTGCAGATGTCTAAATCTAAACAAACCCTTGCCCATTTGTTT